GGCGTGTATGCCGACCCGTCCAAGGTAACGTCCAACGACATCATCGGGACCGTCAACAGCGGTGTCTATACCGGCATTCAGGCGCTGCAGACCACATTCCAGACGATGGGCCTGTTTGCCAAGCTCCTGATTACCCCCACATTCACAGACCAGGCCACCAGCGCGGCATTGCTGGCCATGGCCACTACCCTTCGGGCCTACGCCTTCACCGACGCGCCTGCCGGTATCGGCGTGAGCACGGCTGTTGCCAATCGCGGGGCATCCGGCAACGCGTTCAATCAGTCGAGCGACCGCCTCGGATTGACTTTCCCATGGCAGCTCAAGTCGGCCACCAGCATCATTGATCCGACCGGCGTAACGATCAGCGCTCAGGGTACCGTCAGCCTCGGCTACAAGACAGGGAATGTTGACACCCCGTACAGCACATGGGTAGCTGGTGCCACATCCGGCAAAGACCTTTCAGACGGATACTGGTACTCGCCATCCAACACCGTCATCAATGGCGTGCTTGGTCCTGACATCAGCATGTATATGAGCGCCTATGACAGCGCAAGCGACACCAATACGCTGAACGCTCAGGGCATCATCACGGTTTTCAACGGCTACGGGACTGGATACCGGGTCTGGGGAAACCGCTCTTCGAGCTTCCCCTCGAGCAGCAATGTCACAACGTTCATCTCGATCCGCAGGACTCTTGACGTGGTGGAGCAGAGCATCCAATACAGCTCGCTCCCCTACCTCGACCAGCCCATCACCAACGGACTTATCAACACGATTCTGTCGGCAGTGAACTCTTTTATCAACTCGCTCATTCAGAGTGGCGCATTGATTTCTGGCAGCAAGGTCACATACAACTCCTCGGACAATCCAACTGCCAATCTAGAGGCCGGTAAGTTAACCTTCCAGATCAACGTTATGCCTCCGCCACCGGCTGAACAGATCATCTACAAGTTCAACGTCGACACTTCGCTTCTGGCGAACATCGGATCGTCAACGAGCAGCAGCTCTTCCAGCACCAGCACAACAGTATAAGGAGTGAATCGTGGCGAATCTTGTGATTAACAGTTTGTCCAACTGCAACGTCTATTTGAACGGTGTCGAACTCCTCGGGCGCGCTGCCGAAGTCAAGATTCCCCAGCCCAAGCGCATCAGGACAGACTACAAAGGCCTGGGCATGGCCGCGCGCATCAAGATCCCGACTGGCTGGGACATGATGGAGTCCACTATCAAGTGGTCTTCGTTTGATTCTGACACCATCAGCCAAGTGGCATTGTCCAGTTCGACATGCTCCATAAGCTGCCTGGGCGATCTCCAGACACTCTCAGCATCGGGAGAGGTTTCCGAGAGTCCTGTCATCTACAACTTCAACGGCGTACCATTCGATGTGGGCGACATTGATTTCAAGTCTCAGGAACTGGTGGAGTTCACGTCCAGCTTCGATGTCTACCACGTCGATCTGAGCGTCGGAGGCGTGCAGATTTACCTCTTCGACGCATTCTCGAATCAGTACGTCGTGAACGGTAAGGACCAGTTGTCGGGTTATCGTAGCAACATCGGAGGCTAGTCGATGAAGTGCATTCAGGTTACTCTCACCGCCGGCCAGTTGACGCAGTTCTCGAATAACTCGTTCGGGACAAGTCAGATCATCGTCCAGAACAACTCGGCGAATGCTTGCCGCGTCGGAGATGGAAGCACGAGCGCAACGGTTGGCCTGTACCTTGCGGCTGGTCCTGGCGGCGGTTCGATCAACTGGACCGCACCCTCTTCCCTTGGGTACTGGTACGGGTATGCTGCCGCAACAACCGTTCTTGACGTGATGTATCAGTAGGGAGCCATGAAAAAGATTGTCTTTTTGGTCCTGATGGCCGCTTCTTCCCTCACGTGGGCGCAGACTTCGAACCCGACTATCGTTCAGGTTTCGACAGTCCCTTCTGGTTCTTGCACTGGCGCATTGCCGCTCCGACTTGGGGCGACAACAGGAGTCGTGTATTCCTGCCAGAACGGGCTTATTGCCGCTCTTGGTTCTGGAACTGTTGCTCCTGCTCTCACCTCCATTCAGGCCGATAACCTATCGACCAACGGATATGTTGCAGTGGGCGGCGCGACGACCTCGGCAGCCACGGTGGACACCTACACCGTCATCTACCAGAAAACAACCGTGGCAGGATTGACCTTGACGCTGGAGACGCCCACCAGCACGACTCCTCAGACTTACCTGCTCAATGACAATGGAAACTACGGTTACACGCTTCAGGACGCATCTAGCACCGCCATCGCCACAGTAAAGGCAGGCGACTGGCTAAATATTCTATGGAATGGCACAGTGTGGCAACTAGTTAGTCAAGATAACGGCAGCCTTCCTGTCCAAGTGAGCGGTGGCGGCACAGGATCTTCGACGGCAGCGGGAGCACGCGCAAACCTTGGACTCAGTTACAACTACATCGCAGCTACAAGAACAGCGTCTCAAACTACCAATTTGACGGCTGGGAGTGCCGTTCTATTCACGAGTGTTGTAGTGGCAATTGGGGCAGATATTTCGTTAAACACGACGACCGGGGTTTTCACGCTCGCGGTTGGCCATACCTACGAGCTGCGAGGCTCTGTACCCGCCATAACTACAGCTAATTCAGGAAACCAAGTAGCTTTCCAGTGGTACAACGTAACCACATCTTCCTACATTGGGTCAGCTCAAGGGATCTACTCTCCGACATCCGGCGGTTTCAACATGGCGGCTGGAATTCCAATTGCCGACATTGCTGTTACAACGCCTACGACTGTAAAGCTGAACTTAGCATCTGTTTCTCAGAGTATTTCCGCAATTGGAAGTAACGTGGATTTTAGTGGCGTCACCATGTATCCCTACGCCACAATACGAGAGATTTGGTAGGTATCTGAGGATTCACTAACTGCCTCTTCGGAGGCCACAACCATAGCCAAGCACTGGCGTGAGGTGATTCAAATGGCAACAGGACCCATCGTACTGACTTCCGATACAACCCCCTCCCCCGAACAGATTCGCCGCGAGTTCGACCTTCCCTCTGGCAAGCATGTGATCTTGCTGAAAGGCACTGGCCGTGACCAGCGCTTGGCCGCTACGGTCGCCGGCGAAAACGCAGATAGCATCAAGATTCAGGACGCTCTGGCTTCCCGGCTTTCCCTCGTGGATGGCAAACGCATCCGCATGGAAGACGTTGACGAGATGGACTTCGACGATGCGATGGTGTTTCGCGCCGAGGTCTCTCAGGTATTGCGCCCTTTGCTCCAGAGGATTTCGAGTGTCCTGAAAACGGATCAGGATGCACCGAAACCCGTTCAGGACGCGCAAACAGACCAGTCGTCCTAACCATGGAAGCACTGGGCGCGATGGTGCATGAAGGGGTCAGTCCTGAATCCATCGATTCCATGTCAATAGGCGATTTGGTGGGGTGGTACCTAGTTCTACAACAGTACAGCCGAGCCGTTGAAAAGCGCATTCCGAAGCGGAGGAAACCTTGAGCGAAGACGATCAAACATCCATTCTGAAGGTTCTCGTCCAACTCCGCGACGAGGCGACAGAGCCGCTAAAGAAGGTGAGCGAGAGCTTTGAAGCGTTCTCGGACAGCCTTCACGGCATCTGGTATTCAGCGTTGGAGATTGGGGCGGGCTACGAGATGCTGAAAGGCATTATCGAGCCCGCGTCTGCCTTCGAGGATGCCCAGGTCGGCCTACGCATGGTCACGAACGACAGCGCCGAGGCCCTGAAGCAGTTTCAAGAGCAAGCTGAAGAGCTTTCCATCAAGTTCCCGAAGTCAGCCGAGGACATCTCTACAGCCCAAGAGAACATGTACAAGAAGCTCGGGGATGTGGGCGCCACGCTGAAGGCTACGGAGATCGCCACGCAACTCGCAACGGCCTTGCGGGTGGATGCAACGACGGGATCAAACATCCTCGGCTCGGCCTTCGAGAACCTGAAAATCAAGGGCAAGGACACGAACGAGTCTCTTGAGAAGCTTTCCGACAACCTGGCGCTGTTGCGCGCGGGATTCCTGAAGTCCGATGCCCCTGTCGGCAATATGGAGCGGGACTTGCGCCAACTCGGGCAGGTGGCAGGCAAGACTCATGTCGATGTAGACCAACTCTTCACCGTTTGGGCAGAACTGAGCAAACTCGGGCAGGGTGGACGCGCTGGTGCTGCGATTGTTGTCAAGGGCATCATCGACAAGCTCACCAAATCGAACAAGGATGGAACAAACGAACTCGCCCGATATGGGCTTCATATCCAGCGCACGAAGGAAAAGCATCTCGACCTGATTGCTACCTTGAAGCAGATTGCTGGTCTTACTCCCTCTGTCCGGTCCAGTCTTGTAAACCAAATGAAAGGGCAGAATGATGCTCTTGGTCTACTGATTCAGAACACCGGCGACATGGACAAGATTCTGGCGCAGTTTAACGACGATGAGGGGGAGGCGGCCAAACGCGCAAAAGATGCGGGCGACACGATGTCTTCGCATTTTAAGGAAATGGCCAACGCTGGGATAAATCTAGGTGTTGCTTTGGGATCAGGACTCAAGCCGCAGATGGACGGAATAACCGATTCTCTGAAAGGCTTCACGGTTAGTGTTACAGAATTTGCTAAAGTTCATCCCGAACTTGTCAAAATCGGAACCGATTTAGCCTTGGCTGCGGCTGGACTTGTGACTTTCACCGGAATCGTGGGAGTAGGAAAACTGGTTCTCCCATTCACCCGTCTCGCATGGACCCTTACCGGGCTTCCTGCGCTGATCGGCATGATGCGCGATGCCATGTTTGGCTTTGAGTTGGTCACAGCGGGCGCGACGACTGCCGGTGAGGCAATGGCCCTAGTCTTCGCTGCGAACCCGCTGGGGTGGGTAGTCGTGGCGCTGGCAGGACTCGTAGCGATTGCAGAGGCCCTCTACCACATCAAAGACATTGAAGAGGCCATGGGTCTGAATCCTGGCGCGCACATGAACCCCAACTTGCCCAAGCAAACAGACTGGCAGCACCCTATCAAGCCTCACATGCTGGCGTCTTCGGCAGACATATTTTCTGCGCATATGGCTGAGCCTTCAGACATCGCTCACCAGACACGGGACGCGGAACTTCATCTGCACTACATGGAGGGCGCTACGGTATCAGTGCAAGTCGGAACTGGTGCGGACGGGCAGCAAGTGGGCGGTGCGGTCCGCGGAGCTCTTGACAAGCACACAGAGGACCTGATGCGATTCCTCCACGACAGCCAGCACGACGATGCGCGTCGCAGTTTCGGCAACCCGGCACTTGAGGGGGCTCGCTAATGTTTGCCTCATTCGGTTCCATCTCGTTTCAGCCTCTTGCCAGCCCGACAAAGCTGGAGATAGAAAAAAAGTACCACTACGAAGCACTCAACGTGATAGGTGCGCCTCCTGTGTTGCAGTGGATTTACGACAACCTGCGGCACGTTGAACTGTCGATCTACCTCCACAACTTCTGGTGCAAGCCCCAGACGGCCATTGACGCCCTGACACAGCTTGCCGACTTCCACGTTCCGCAGCAGTTCGTCTTTGGGAACAAGAACAACCTCGGGACCTTCGTCATCTCAAACTACCGGCTAAAACAGCGGTGGATGGCAGACGACGGCTCTGTAATCGCTGCGGAGATGGATCTTGAGCTGACCGAGTATGTAGCACCGTCCACGCTCCAAAGCAACACCATGACGGTCGGGACCATCGGCAACTCGACAATCAACACCAATCCTCCAGGGCTCACCACCTCACAGAGCGCAGCGGCCGGCTCAACGCTTGTCGTGAGTCCTGCGACGGCTTCACCTTCAGGCATACCGGCACAGACGGCGTATACGAATGTCCCGTTGAGCACGATTGCGAGGGCTGCCTAGATGCCGAATGTAGTCATTCCAAACGGTGGAAGTGGGGTCCTGACAGCGTCACTCGTTACCACCTACGTCAATCCGTCAGCACCGACCTCGGGAATCATCTACGTGTCCAAAGGGGAACGCTGGGACGCGATTGCGTACAAGATGTACGGAGACTCGACGCAGATTGAGCCGCTGATTCAGAACAACCCCGGCATCCCGATTGGTGACTACGTGGCGCAGGGAGTGCAGGTTTTTGTGCCTTTGATAACATCAGCAACCAGCACGACCAGCAGCACGCCGTGGAACTAAATGAGTGCATCCGTTCAAATCCCGGCGTGGCAAATCAAGATCGGCGGCACTCAAGTCGCTGGCAACCTGCTGACCCATTCCCAGCACATCCACTACGACGAGGCGATTGGGGGCAAGGCTAACGTGCTGGAGATTCAGGTAGAGGACTCGGCGCGCGCGTGGGCGAACAGCCCTCCGAAGATTGGGACAGCGCTCAGCCTGTCAATTGGTTATCAAGGCCAGTCTCTCGTGGCCTGCGGGAACTTTGAAGTGGACGAGTGGGAGGCAGAGGGGCCACCAGACACGTTCCTAATTCGCGCCATCCAGGCCGGGGTGACTCACGCCATCAGGACGCCAAAATCAGTCGCCTACGAGGGCCAATCCCTCATCTCAATAGCAAATACCATCGCCAACCAGTACGGCATGAGCGTGGACTCCTCAGCGGTGAGTCCCGATGTACCCTACCAGCGCCTAACGCAGCGACTTGAGACAGACCTCGGTTTCCTGCACCGCATCGCCAACGCTCACAACTACGAATTCACGATCCGCGGCGATCAACTCGTCTTCTACAGCCGACCAGGGCTAGACGCGAAGAAAATCACGGACCTCAAAGACAAGAACGCGCAGTACATCTACAAGACCGACAATACGCGATTCAGGATTCACCAGCAGCACCACGGCGACAAGACCTACAAGAAGGCCGTGGTGATGTATTTCGACCCGCACTCGAAGAAGCTGCTCCAGGCAACGGCCAATGCGGCAGCCACAGCTACCCAAGGCGTTGACTTGGGGCTTCAGGACACCCTACTAGTCCGGGAGCGGATAGAGAACGCACAGCAGGCCACTCTGCGCGCACAAGCCCATCTCCACGCCGCCAATATGCACGTCCTGAAGGGCGAGATGATCATCCCAGGCTCGATGGTCTACCGGGCCGGCAATCCGGTCATGCTCTCGGGGTTTGGCACGGCGATTGATTCGATAAAATGGATCATCAACGAGGGCAAGCATCGGATGGACCGAAACGGCTACAAGACCTCTTTGGAACTCAGGACCACGATAACCGGGGCAGCAACACAGTTTGCCTCAGATGACTACGGAGAGTGAGAAATGAAGACAACACAGATAGGAAACTTCACTTTTTACGATTTAGAACCTAGGAGTGTTTCGAATGAGACAGGCCAGAAGATGCAGTTGGTGCTGCTAGCCATTTTCGGATCTTGCGCTCTTGCTTTGATTTTGTTTTTGTAGGAGAGAGTAGATGCCAGACTCAGTACGAGGACCATACACGGAGCAGTTCCACCCGCCTTACAGGACGGGCATCGTCGCGCAGATTGAGTCTGTGCCGCCATACCGGGTGCGCGTGCAGTTTCCTGACCAGGCGAATGTCCTGTCATGGTGGCTGCCGGTCCAGGTCCCGAAGACACAGAATGACAAGTTCTTTTGGCAACCGGACATCGGCGAGCAGGTTTCCGTCGTCATGGATGAGTGGGACGAAAACGGCATCGTGACCGGCAGTGTCCCGTCACAGGTAGACTCGGCACCATCGGGACTCACTCCTTCAGACTTCTACATTCAGTTTGCAGATGGCACGATAATCCAATACAACCGCGTCACGTCTACGTTGAAGGTGAGCATCTGCCCGGCTGGAACCGCAACAATTCAGACCGCCGATAACCTTTCGAGCGTGACAGTGGGGGACGATAGCGTCACCGTTGACTCTTCAGATGTAGGGCTGACGGCAGAGATTGGCGAGATTGACCTGACTGGAGAGGTCTACACTGACCAGAACCTACATGTTGGCTCTGGGGCAACCGGGACATTTAGCACGTCAACCGGGCAAACTGTGACAGTGCAAGATGGAATAATCATCGACATTGAGTGAGGTAAAAATGAATACAGCCTACTTCCAATCGACGATCACCGAACTCAATAAAGCTGCGACGTACATCAACAAGTACACCGCATATGTGAACAAACAGATCTCGAGCATCGAATCTCAACCGTTGCCGAACGGTACGCTGGCGATTCCAGGAGTCCTATCACCGTGCGGACAACTTGCTCTTTTGGCAGTACAGGTAACTGAGAAGTTTGCGAAAATATCATCGAAAACCACACAGAACACAAACAAGGCCACTTCTGACATTGCCAAAATGCAAGCCAACATCATGACAGAGATGCAGGTATTAGAGTCATTGATGATTGTTCCGACAGACCTTCCCTCCGTTCTAACGTGGATACAGAAAGTCATCAACGCTTACGCGGGTCCATATGCCGCATACACTGGGCAACAACTTCAAATTGCGGAGCAAGAGGCCCTTTTAGTTGCTGCCGTGACAAGGCTGACGACGGCTATCGCAAATGCTACGCTTACATTGACTGAGGCCGTTGCGAATGCTCAGTCTAAACTAGGATGTGTGATCTAGATGGCAACGACTTTCCCATACGCGACCCTCACCAACATCCAATCATCGAGCTGGGAACTGATGCTTGACTCGACGGCGGGAGGCGGACCGGGATCAGGACTCGGAAAAGTATGTCAAGCCCTCGGCGACGTTCACCAGACCTTGCAAATCATCTTCAGCACCATCCCTGGTGAAGATCCATTCCGCCCCACGTTTGGATGCGACCTGACGCAGTTCCTTGACCGGCCGCTCACCGCTGCGATTCCGGCCATCATCGGTGCCATCTCCGCGGCTATTGCCGACTGGGAACCACGTATCACCCTTGAGAGCGTCGATGTTGTCGCCAGCACAACGAACATCGGGACTCTCGATGTGACGATCAACTGGAAACCGGACATGGGATCGAGCAGTTCTACCACGACTACGATAGGCACAGAGAGCACGACAATATCTGTGGGAGGGTCTTCTTAAATGCCGGTCATTGTCCCAGCAAACGCGTTTCCACCGGCCACCGGCACCCCTCAGACGGTTCCTGTTGACCTGCCTACGCCTTCGTTCGTCAACGACTCAGACGGCTTGGATGCAACGCTGGTCCTGAACGACATGGTGAGCAAGTTCGAGACAGACACCAGCAGGACCCTCTACCCGGCCCAGGTCGAGCAGTTGCTTATAAACCTCTACGCCTACCGCGAGATACTGGTCCGAAATGCGATCCAGTATTGCGGCCTTCAGAACTTGCTCGCGTTCGCCGTCTATCCGATGCTGGACTACCTCGGCGAGTATCTGGATTGCACCAGACTCCCCGCGCAGTACGCCACCACGACGTTACAGTTCACGCTCACTGCATCACAGTCATCCGACACTACGATTGCCTCTGGCACGCAGGTCGGGACTCAAGACGGCCTCAACATCTTCGCCACTACATCGGCGCTCACGATTGCTGCCGGGCAGACGGTTGGCACTGTAGCGGCGCAATGCACGACGGCAGGACTCAGCGGCAACGGCTACCTCGCCGGGCAGGTCAGTGTCCTGATGGGCTCGTTTCCGCTCGTCTCTGCCGTCGCCAACACGACCACAACGGCCAATGGAACGGAGGG